ACCGGAAACCAAAAGGTTTCCGGTTTCAATTGGTAGCGGGGCATGGATTTGAACCGTGGACCTCTGGTAACGTTGTTGCCCAGAGGTCCACGGTTCAAATCCATGAAGCCCGATTATTTGATTTTATCCTAGCGGCGTAATGCCGCCGGCCGCCAAGGATGCCGGCCGTGAGTATGCACAAAAAGCTGCCCCCTGCTCAGTGGCGGGACGAAATCACCCTATGGCTCGAATCGCTCACGGCGGCGGGCCTCAGTCAGGACACCGTCAACACGCGGCGGTGCAAGATAGGCCACGCGGCGCGGTGCCTGGATAAATCGCCCTATGACGTGACGTCGGAGGATCTAGTGCATTGGACCGCCTCGCAATCATGGAAGGCGGAGACGCGCAAGGGCTACCGAAACACGCTCGTCGGTTTTTTCCGGTGGCTGCATGCCACGGGCCGGCGCGCGGACGATCCGGCCGCCGCGCTGCCGAAGGTGCGCAAGACGCGGCCGCATCCCCGCCCGTGCCCCGACGTGCACATATACGCTGCCATGTGCGCCGCGAACGATGTGGAACGGCTCATGCTGCGCCTCGGTGCCGAAGCCGGGTTGAGACTGTCCGAAATCGCGGCCGTCCACTCGCGCGACGTGCTGGAAGGCGACGCCGGCCCGTCGCTGATAGTGCGGGGCAAGGGCGACAAACAGCGCATAGTGCCCATAAGTGAAGACCTGGCGAAGCGGATAACGGCCGCGCCTGGTTGGCTGTTCCCCGGCCGGTGGCGGGGACACGTCGAAAAATCGTATGTGTCCCGCCACCTCACACGGCTGCTGCCGGACGGTTGGGGGCCGCACTCGCTGCGCCACCGGTACGCCACGCGCATGTACGAGACCACGCACGATCTGCTGCTGGTCTCGAAACTGCTGGGACATAGCAGCGTGGAGACCACGCAAATCTACGTGGCGATGCCGGACAGCCGTCTGCGCGTCGGTCTGGACGCGGTGACGTTGGCCGGCTAGGCCGCGTGCTGCGCGCGCGACTTGGGCGTGATTGGGTTGTCCTTCCACCACGCCCATAGCGCGGCGCCCACGTTCCATGTGAGGGCGACGAGCTGGTTAACCGTCTCGTCAGCGATGGGGATGGTATCGACGCCGAACATGACCAGGCAAGCGTTAATCAAGCCGAGCAGCAGCACGGCGGCGCGGGCGATGGTCGCGGCGCTGACGCCGGGGGTGCGGGTGTCGCCGCCCTCCACTTGTTCTTCGTATTCCATGGCTATCCTTCCTTTTCGGTGGTCTTGTCGGTGGCGGTCACGCTGATTTCCAGCGAGTCCAGCTTCGCGCGCACGGCGTCCGCGACGATCTTGGATATGTCGGCCGGGTTCGCTCCCAGCGCCTTGCTAAGCGCCTCGATCGCGGCGGTCTGCGCCGCCAGCTGGGTTTTGAGGTCGGCTATGTCGTAGCGCGATTGGATCACGCTGTCGAAAATGTTGCGCCCGTCGTTGCCCTTGGCCTGCCAGAGCGCGTCCATGGCCCGGTCCTTCAACTCGTTGCGGGTCTGGATGACGCTGTCGAAAATGTTGCGCCCGTCGTTGCCCTTGGTGTCGTATAGGTCCTGTGATGACACTCCTGTGCCTCCCTTGTCTACTAGTTGTTTGAATTGCTCCCAGCTGTATCCCCACTTGGCGAAGTAGGGGATAGGGTCTGTGTGGTCGCTGCCGCCCCACCTGGCGCGGGCCTCGTTGTGGCAGATGAGCCGGTCGATGCCCCAGCCGTGCGCGGCCAAGCGTTCGCGGACGGCCTGCGCGGCTATCTCTATGCCGCGTTGGAAGTCCGCCTGGTTGGTGGCCTCGCAGATTTCCAAGCCCTCCACGTATTGGTTGCCGTTGCCGACCTGCCAGCACAGGCGGTCGTAGGGCACGCAGTGCAGCGCTTCGGTCCAGTCGGACACGAGATGCACGGCGTCGGGGTAGTCGCGTGACCATAGGCTTGCGTGGTTGGCTGCGGTGGCTCCGGGATTGGCGGTGGAATGCACGCAGAAGTAGGACGGGATCAACGGCCCGTGTCCTTGGTTCACTATGCGTTCCTGGATGATGCCCATGTGGTCCTCCTAGTCGTTGTCGTGGTCGAACAGGCCGGCCGGTGGGTCAGGTGGCGGCGGCGGGTCCTGTTTGTAGATGTGGTCAACCAGTTGGCGGTTCCATTGCCATAGAAGCTGGTTGTCTTCCTGCATCTGCGAGGCGAGCCGGTACGCCTCCAAGCGGTCGCGCATGGCCATGCCGAACACGCCGATGCCCGAGCCGCACACAGCGCTCACGCCGCCGATGACTGCTATAAGGATCTCCTCGCTCACCTGTCACCTGCCGACCGGGTAGCTGATGGGGGTCACGCCCACGTTTCTGCCGGCCGTGCCGTAGATGTTGTTGATTGTCAGCGTGCCGTCCGTCTTTATCTCTATGAGCGCCTGGGTGCCGCCCGATGCGGTCCAGCCATGCACGAACCTTCTGATGGCGGGGCGGGCCTGTTCGGGCAGTCGGGCGAAGTCCCACCCTGAATACACGTTAACGTTCGCGCGCATGTCGCCGTACACGTTGACCATGCCGTTCTCGATGCTCACGCAGAGGGTGCCGGGGTTCGACGTGTTGTAGGTGCCAAGTTGGGTGCGTGGCATGTTGATGGTGGTCGGCCCGCCCTCCAGTCCTTGGATGACCCACTTGGCGACTGTCGCATAGCCTTGGTCGTTGGGATGCATGTCGAGGTTGCCGTCACCTAGGTCATGGATCTGGCCGGTGAGGTTGTAGAGCCACTGCCAACTGTCCCAGATGACCTCCACTCCCTTGTCTCTGGCCGCGGTGCGGATGTCTTCGGCTCTGTATTGCGCGTCCACGCTGATCGGCCGGTAGTCGGCCCATAGGGCGGGGATGCACACGATTCTGGCGGTGGGCCAGACCGTGCGCGCGTAGTCGAACGTCTCGGCCGCCTTATTGGTGACGGTGGTGTTGCCGTCGTTGCGGCCGCCGGCGATGATGATGACGTCCGGGGTGGCGTTGGCGGCCTTGGCTTCCTGCAACTGCTGGAGGAACGTCTTGTTGCCTTCCCCTCCGACGCCGTACCCGCTGCCGCCCACGGCGCGGTTGTCCTCGCTCCAACCGAAGTGCTGGGCCACGAGCGTGCTCCATCGCGCCGCGTTGCTGCTTGCCCTGAAGCCCTGCGTGTAGCTGTCGCCGATGAACAGGGCCGATGCGCCGTAGAGAGCGCCGCGTGTGTCGCTGCCGGCCCTGCGGATAAGCGCGGCCACGCCCGAGTCCTGGATGTTTCCTGCGCTGGACGCGAACCCTTCGGCCTCGTCTCGCCATTTCTTGGCGTTCGCGGTGGCCGTGTTCAGTTCGTCGGTGATTTCTGCGGGCAGTTGGTCGATGTTGTCGTCGATCGACTCGGCCATGGCCTGGAACTGCTGGGACGCGAAGCGCACGAGGTCGTTGGCTCCGGGGTATTTGATGTGATGGCGTGGCGTGGTGGGCATGTCTGCCGGGTTGAACTCCGCCCGTGTGGTGTCTGCCATGGTTTTCCTTCCTATTGTTCGAAATATGTGATCTGCCCGAATTCGCCCCATGTGAACACCGTGGCCGTCCACGGGAGACCGATGGGGTCGAGGTCGGCCCATGTGCTCAGTTCGCTGGGGATCATGGGCAATGGGGTGATGGTCAGCTCGTTGCTGAGGTCCGGCTCGTCGCCGTCCCATGCGAACGAGAGGGTGCCGCCGATGGCGAGCCATGCGCCTGCCGTGACCGGCGAGCCGTTCGCGTCCAAGAGCTTCGTGTATCTGGTGGAGGCGAAGGCCAGCAGGATCGCGCTCGGCTGCAACGTGTGCTCGTACAGGTCGAGGTCGATGTCCCTGCTGGAGATGGTCGGCGCTTCGGGTATCGGCTTGAGGGTCTGCGTGGCGAGCCAGTCGGCCCACTGGTCGCGCTGCGCGTCGCTTGGCTGCCAGACGGTGCCGGGCCAGTGTCCGCCGCTTTCGTCCACGCTCACCGCGTCGGTCTCGAACGTTACGGCCTCGATGGTCTCGGTGAGATTCTGGGGCAAACGGCCTCGGTCGGTGACGGTCGCCTCCGCGTCCTCGAATGTCACCTTCTGGTCGTTGTCGTCCCATTTGGCCTTGCGGGTCTTCAACGTGACCTGCGCCACGGGGTCGGGCAACGTCATGTCGGTTTCGTTGATGCGGATGTCCGAGGCGTAGAGTGCCTTCTGCTCCATGCCCGCGCCCTCCACGCTCAGGGTGCCGTCGCCGTGCAGGGTGATGCTTGCCTTGTCGCCCGCGTAGCGTGCCGCGAGGTGTTCCGAGCCGTGCTGGTGGGTCTCGTACCACAGGGCCACGTCTGGCAACGGGGCGGCGAGCTTGTGGAGCACGGTGGACAGGTCTGGCATGCTGTCGAGGTCGTATGGCGCGGGGTAGGGCGCGTACTGCTTGAGGTAGTCGATGCTGTCGGGGTCGAGCGGCGGGCAGCCGAGCCCGTTGATCCTGCGGCCGATTTCGTCCACGCGTGCGCGCGCGTCGCCGGTCCAGTGCAGGTCGGGCAATGCCGGGTCGGTGGGTCCCTGCTGCGTGGTGCGTTTCAGTCGCACGGTGAGGCTGTTGGCGTACAGGTCGAGCAGGTAGGTGCCGTTGCCGCGCTGGGTGATGGTGCCGCCCGTGGTGATGTTGCCCATGAACAGGGTGAGCGCCGTGGGGTCGGGCGGCTCGGTCGGGTTGGGCGTGTGAAGCTGGTGGAAGTCGGCCCATGTCAATGCCGGTGGCGTTTCAACCCATGGCGTGCTGCGGTTGAGGTCCTGCCACAGTGGCATGCGTGACAGTTGGATCAGCACGGGCATGCCGGCGATGCGGGTGGCGTTGCCCGCGAGGTCGCCGGTGCGGTCCATGAGCTGGAAGTGCAGCACGTTGGGGTCGGGCTGTTCGTCCAGCTTGTCGGTGCCCCACTCGATGGTGAAGCCGGCGAGTCCGGCCGTGGCTCCCGCGTGGCCGGTGACGTTGACGTAGCCGCCGCCGGTGTCTATGTACATGACGGGTTGCCTCATGCGCGGCCCCTCCGTTTCGCGTAGCCGTTCAGCAGTTTCTCGATGGCCTTGGCGGTGCCGTCCGGGTCGGTCACGAGCCCGTCGATGTGGACCTCGTAGTTGTTGACGACGGTCTGGCCCGCCGCCGCGCCACGGGTGGCGTTGACGGTGGCGTTCATGGGCGTGGAGGCCAGCGTGGCGTTGACGCCCGCTATCGCGCTGCGCACCTTTCCGTCGAAGCCTGTGCGGATGCCTTGGGCGAAGCCGTCCATGATGGCGTTGCCGTGGGGGATGAGCAGGCGGCGGTCGTAGCTGATGGGGCCCTTGTGCGAGCTGATCCAGTCGGCGATGCCTCCCACGAAGCCGGTCACGCCGTCCCATGCGCTTTTCAGGCCGTTGAGGAAGCCGTCGATGATGCTTTTTCCGGCGTTCACGAGCAGGCCGGACACGTTGCCGATGGCGGACAGGATGCGGCCGGGTAGACCGCTGAACCATGTCACCACGCCGTTGAACGCGTTGGTGGCTCCCTGCGCGGCGTTGCTGAAGAACGCGGCTATCCTGCCGGGGAGCTGCTGGAAGAAGGCGATGATGTTGTTGACGCACTGGCCCATGAACGCGGTGAACTGCGCCCATATCTGCCGGCCCATGTTGGTCTGGGTGAAGAACCACGCCAACGCCGCCACAAGCGCGCCGATGGCGGTGACCAGTATCATCACGGGGTTGGCGTTCATGGCCGCGTTCAACGCCCATTGTCCGATTGACGCGGCGGTGGACGCCAGGCTGAAGCTCTGCAACGCGGATACCACGGCGCTGATGACGCTTGCCACCTTGAACGCTGCGAAACCTCCGCCGATGGCTATTAGCGCGCCGCTGATGGGTGCCGCGTTGGCGTTCACCCAATCGCCGAACTGGGTGAGCTTGTCCGCCAGCGCCTGGATGATGCCGGCCGCGCCGTTGAATGCATCACCCACCGTGGTGCCGATGCTGCCAGCGTCGGATAGGCCTTGCAAGCCGGGCGCTATCGTCGTGGCTATGCTGGCGAACGCGCCGCCCAACGCGGATAGCGCGTTGCCGATGCTTGACACCATGTTGGAGAGCGCTTGGAACGCTCCGGTGTCGCTTATGCCTTGGATGAACTGTTGCAAGCCGTTGGTGGCGGTCTGGCTGAACTGGCTTATCTGGTTTCCGGCTTCGGTCAACGCGCCCGTCACGGCCGGTTTGATGAGGTTGAACGCGTCCGTCAGCCCGCCGGTGATTGCGGCCTCCAAGTTGCCCAAAGCGCCTTCCATGGTCTTGGTGCTGCTTGCGGCTTCCTTGGCCACGTCGCTCATGCCCAATTGCATGATCGCCTGGTTGAACTCGTCGGCGCTGATCTCGCCTTTCTCCATCGCGTCGCGGAAGTTGCCCGTGTACGCGCCGTTCTTGAGCATGGCTTCCTGGAGCTTGCCGGACGCGCCGGGGATGGCGTCGGCCAACTGGTTCCAGTTCTCGGTGGTCAGCTTTCCCGCGCCTGCGGTTTGGGTGAGCATCATGGCCACGCTCTTGAACGTGTCGGCGTTGCCGCCCGCCACGGCGTTCAGGTTGCCGGCCGCTTCGGTCAGGCCGGTGTAGTCGCCGATGCCGTTGGCCGCGAGCTGGGCGGTGGTGTTCTGGATGGTGCCGAGGTCGTACACGGTGCGGTCGGCGTAGTCGCGTGCCGCCTGCGAGGCCTTCTGCACGTTGGACGTGTCGATGCCGGCGAAGTTCATGGTCTGCACGAACTTGTCGGTGCTGTCGCTCATGTCCATGACGGCGGAGCCCAAGCCGCTGAGCTTGTTCCACAGGGCGGTCACGCCTTTCAGCGCCGCGCCGCCCATGAACGAGCCGAACGCGGCGGCCTTGCTGGTGGCCTTCTGGAACGCCTTCACCGCGTCGTCGCTGTTGCCGGTGATTCTCACCGACATGATCGCGCTATGCGCCATGGGTCGCCTCCCTCATTTGCTCGGCTTCGGTTTGCAGGATCTCCAGAGCCGTGGCCCAGTCCGCCTCGGTGGCCTTCCGTCTCCATTCCCACGGGGTGCCGCCGAAGTAGCGGGCCAGCAGGCACGAGAGACGGCCCAGCGAGTCGTCGGGCCACGGGCTCAGGCCGTAGGGTTTGCGGGGTCCTCGGCTTCCTGCGCGTTGCTGATGTCGGCCACGGTGTCCAGCCATGCGTCGAAGTCGAGCGTGGTCCGGCCGCAGAATCGCGTGGCGGCGAAGACGATGTAGTTGCTTTTGCGGATGATGCTGGCGTTGCCGTCCGCCCATTTGTGGGCCTGCGCGTATTCCTCCGCCTGGCAGAGCGCGCGCATGGTCGGGCGGATCTCCTCGGTGTGGCCGTCCGTGTAGGTGACTGTGAATTTCTGCATGGTTATGCTCCCTTGACCTGGCTCATGGTCCTGTCTATGAATTGCTTGTAGAGGCGCTGCCATGCGCCCTCGGTGGAGGCCACGCCGTTGTTGACGAACAGGCGGGGTTTGATGCGTCTGGCGGGCCAGCCGTAGTTGATGACGCCCGCGTAGGGCACGCTTTTGCGTCCGGCGCGGATGACGCCGGCCTTCTGCGTGGCTCCCGCGCGGACGGAAGAGGCCAGCCGTCCGGTCTTGCCGCGTGGCGCGAGCGAGCGGACGGCCGGCAATGCGATGTTCGCGGCCTGCCTGTTGACTTCCTTCAATTCCTTCATGTCCGCGCCTGCCTTGCGCATGGTGGACACGAAGCGTTTCTGTCCGACGACGTAGGCCGCTTTGTCGGCCATGCTAGTTTCCTTCTTGCGCGGCGATGGTTCCGCTGTAGGCCGCGTGGCTGAGGTTGGTGACGGGGAAACTGAAATCGTTGGTGTTCTTGCTTTTCACGTCGCCACCGATGCTCACGGCGCTCACATTCACGTTGCCCGTCCACTTGATCTTGCCCTTGTCGTTCGGCACCCACTCGAACGGCATCTGCTCGCCAGCGTGGTCGAAGCACCACGCGCTGAGGTTGTCGGTGTCGAAGTCGTCCACGATGGTGCCCTCCAGCGTCCAGTCGGTGCTGGTGCTGGTGTCCTGCGAGCCGTCGAGGAAGTTGATGGGGTCGTCTGTGTTGTTCGACGCGACCAGTTGCACCTTGGTGACGTTGGCGCTGAAGTCGCGGCCGTCCCCGGTGTCGGTGATGGTGAGGCGTCCGGGTCCCAATGTTCGTACCGCTGCCATGGTTGTGTTCCTTTCGATTACATGGGGTTGAGTGTGATTTCGTAGGCGGCGAGCGTTCCGGCTCCCGCGAGGTCGAAGCCGACTGGAGTGGCCGTGGCCATGTTCACGTCGGCGAGGTGCAGGATGTCCATGGCCTGGTGGATCAGGTCGTAGCCGCGCGCGTTGGTGTTCGGCGTGCCTGCGACGGCCAGCAGTTTGAACGTCACGTCTGGCTCCAGAGCGTCCCAGCCGTTCCATGCGAGGTCGGGCGGCATGATGACCACGCTGACCTTGCCGGGCGATGGTTTGACCAGCGTCGGGTCGGTGGTGACCTGGAGGATGAGGCCGTGGCCTGCGTCCGTGATCCGTTCGGCGAGCTGTTCGGCGAGTTCTTCGGTGCGGCTCATGCGATGCCCAGTCCTGCGGGGATGCCCGCCGCCCTGAGTTTGGGCCATGCGGTCCTGAGTGGGTCGGTGGGGATGCGGAACGGTTCCACGCCGTCCGTGATGCCGACGATGCCGTTTCTTGCGTCCTTGGCCTGCCAGAGGTCCAAGGCCACCGACAGCGTGCAGTCGTCCACCACGTCCTTCGGGATGCCGTGGCCGTCCACGTGCGGGGAGAGGTAGGCGCGGGCCGCGCTGAGTCTTGCGGCGAGGGCGGGCCGGTCGTCGGTGTCGAGCGTTCCGGCCTGCCTTGCGAGTTCATTCAGAAGTGGGTCGTCCGCCATCAGGCCGCCGGTTTCTCGGCCACGTTCAGCAGGGTGCGCACCGCCGACGCGTCACGCGCCTTGAGAATATTCTTGCCGATGTCGGTCGCGCCGCCGAGCGTGTCAACGGTGGTGGCCTCCGGTGCCGTCGTGCCGCCGATGGCTGCGCGGAGTTCATTGATCGCGGCGATGATGGTCGGCTCGAACGCGGGGCCATACGTGTCTTTGGGGATGTTGGGTAGTTTGGTCTTCCATTCCATGGTCTGGTTCCTTTCTGTCAGGCGTTGGCGAACTTGATGGGCAGGATGCCTTCGGGCAGGGTCACGCCGAAGGCGGCGTAGCCGTACACGCTGAAGTCCTTGGTGAGGTTGAGCACGTTGTCGTCCTGGAGCTGGAACGGGCTGTTGCCGTTCTCCCACACGGTGACGGCGCTCTTGTCGAGGAACGCGGCGGTGCCCGTGTCGGCTCCGGGCATGAGCACCACGGGCACGCGCAGCAGCGAGCCGGTGATGTCGGTGGTGTCGATGGTGCCGAGGCGGTCGATGCCGCCGCCGCTGATGTCCATGAACCGGTCGCCGTCGTCGCTCAGGTGGGCGATGGCCTTGAACACGTCGCCGGACACGCCGAGGAAGTCGAGCGAGGTGTTTCGGTCCTCCACTTCAAGGCGTGCGTCGATGATGATGTCCAGCCAGTCGTTGGGGGTCATGGCCGCCAGCGTCTTGCCCGCGTCGATCTTGTTGGAGTCGGCCACGTCGCCGATGGCCCCGTAGAGGGCGATGCGGGTGGCTGCCTCGGTGTTCTTGGCGTAGGCCTTGACCAGCGCCTCCAGCGTCTTGTCGAGGTAGGGGATGCTGGCGCGTTCGATGGCCTGTCGAGAGAGGGACGTGTAGCCGCCGTAGGTTTCGATGGTCGCGGTGCGTGCCCCGATCTTGATTTCGCCGTAGGGCAGGTAGTCGCCTTCCTTGGCCTGGGTGCCGACCTGCGTGGTGTCCTCGGTGACGATGGGGTAGCTCAGCGTCTCGCCTTCGGACGGGAGGGCGGCGTGGCTCACGAGGTTGGTGATGCGTCGGCGCTGTTCGAGGATGCGCAGGGTGTTGCTGATCCATACCGGCTGCGGGTTGGTGTCGGCGAGGACGCCGCCCGTGTAGTCGCGCTTGCTGATCTGCTCGTAGTCGTTGCGGGCCTGTTCGTCGCCCTTGGCGAGCTGCTTGAGCAGGTGGCCGTAGGAACGGTAGGTGGCGGCGGGGTTCGAGCTGCCACGGTTGGTCATGGTGGCGAGGCTTGCCTGGATGCTGCGCAGGGTGTCGGCCTGTTCGGCCTGTTCCGCGCGCACTTTTTCGAGGGTTTCGTTTTCCATGTGGTTCCTTTCCTGGTTGGTGTTGGTGGTGTCGAGGTTGCGGTGGCTTTCGACCTTGGCGTTCTGGTAGGCGGGCCAGCTCACGAGGCTCACCTCCATGAGTCGGACGCGGCGGCGGTGGGTCACGTTGTTCTCGTCGCGTTCGTCCTCCAAGGGGACGAAGCCGACGCTGAGGGAGTCCAAAGCGCCTTCGTCCATCAGGGCTACGGCGTCGCGGCCCAGTTGGGTGTCGGCGATTCTGGCGGTGATGTGGAGGCCGTCGTCGCGGTTCTCTGCCGAGGTGATGGCCCCGATCAGCTCGTTGTGCTGGTAGCAGAGCTTGGCGGTGTCGGAGTTGTCGAAAACGGTGTCACGGTCGAACGTCTCCGCGCCCTCCCACGGGTCGTTGTAGATGTCTCCGAAGGGCACGGCCACGCCCTCGATGGTGCGTCCGTCGCTTTCCGTGGCCTTGCGGAGGCGGAGCCCCCGGTAGGCGATTTCCCTGTGCTGTGTCATTCCTGTGCCTCCAAGTCGGTCGATGGTGCCGGGGTCTGTGATGCCGGAAGCGGCGGGCGTCCCTCCATGCCGCGTGCCTCGTCAACGGTGAGCACGCCGCACGCTATGAGGATCTGGTAGGTTTCGGCCTTGGTCTTGGTGTCCGACCGGCGCATGCTGTCCCAGTCGAGCTCCACGGTGGTGCCGCGTGGCAGCACCTCGCCCAACGCGAGTTCGATGGGCTGCGCGTAGGCCTCCAAAGTGAAGTCGGCGAACTGTATCCATTCCTGCTCGATGTTCGAGTAGGTGAGGTTCGAGCCCTCCACGGCGGCGAGCATGAGCGACGCGGGGATGCCCAAGAGTCGGGCTATCTGCGTGGTGTCGAACTGCTGCGTCTCCAAGAACTGCATGTCCTTCGGGCTCAATGCGAGCTGGGTGTATTTCAGGTCTCCGGTGAGCACCTTCACGTCGTCTACGTTGCGTTTGAACCCTTCCTTGACCTTCTCGGCCACCTCGTCGCTCAATGGCTTGGAGGTGCTGATGATGCCGGTCGGGTGCGTGCCCTCGGAAAAGTAGCGGGACTTGTAGTCGCGCGCGTCGATGGCTCCCTCGATTTCCTCGCGTGCCGCCTCGATGGGGCCCATGCCGCGAAGACGGCCCGGAACCTTTAAGAATCTGAGATGGATGATGTCGGCGGCCGTGTATTCGCGGCCCATGTATCCGTAGCGCTTGTCTGGGTTGGCGATGTCGCCGCGCGCGTCGCTCACGCTCACCAGCGCGGGCGGGAGGTTGCGCAGTCCGATGGTGGAGCCGTCCACGCCCTTGAGTCTCAGCCAGAAGGCGTTGCCGTTCAGCGCGAGGCCCATGACGGTTTCGCTGATGAAGTCGGCGCGCCATGTGTCGGGGTCGGGCCGTTCCACGATCCGCGCGGGCTCCACGGCCATTCCCCGGCGCAACTGGCGCACGGGCAGGCCGCTAACGGCGGTTTGCAGAATCTGCACGCCACGGAACACGACCGACATGTTCAGCGGGTCGCGTCCCACGGGCCTGCGGAACGGCGCGGTCGCCACGCTTGACACGCGGCTGGCGCTGCGCTTCACCGCGCCCCACATGTTCGCCACCATCTCTCGTATGCTCATGCCGGACATGATGCCGCCCGTGGTTTCGACGTGCCAAAAAAAATCGGCCCAGAGCGGCCATATCGGACATTGGCGGCCATCAGTACACGGCGGGCGGGGTGTCGTCGGGCATGTGGGTGAGACCCCAGAACGCGAGGGTCGCGGCCTCGATGGTCGGGGCGTTCACGCCGGCCGCGCGGTTCCAGAGCCATGCGTCGCCGCTCATGCGCTTGCCCGCCAGTCCCGCGTCGTGGTCGAGGTCGGAGTCCGGCGCGTGGTTGACGGCGTGCTGGTCCAACGCGCTCATGAACGCCTGCGGAGCGGTCACCGCGTCCGCCGCCTTCATGTCCACGAGCTCGTAGCGTGGGATGCCCCACTCGTCCAAGCTCAGACGGAGCCGGTCGGCCAATGCGGCGGAGGGTCCGCGCAGGTCGATGCAGATGGGCGCGTGGTAGCGTTCCTGCAATTCGCGCAGGCGTTCGGGCGCGGTTCCGGTGCCGGGCAGCACGTCCACGACCTGCAAGAGCGGCACGGTGCCGGTTTCGATGCACGCGACTATGGCGGTGCCGACGCCGCCCATGGCCACGGCCACGCCGAAGCACAGGCGGCCGGTGGCGTCTGCCGGGTCCATCGCCTGCGCGGTGGTGTCCTGCCACAGTTGCGGATCTATGGCGCGATCGATGATGCCGGAGTCCCGGAGGTTTCCGAAGGCTCGGGCCCAGCCCGCCGCGTCCTGGCTGAACTGGCGGCGGAAGTCGGCCAGTTGGTCGTAGTCGAAGAGGTGGCCGGCTCCGGGATGATGCGCCCAGATGTTGTCCAAGTCCTCCGGGTCGGAGCCGAAGGGGATGCCGAAGTCGAAGAAACAGGTGCGGCCCATGGGTTCGCCCGCGTCCATCATGGCGCGCAGTTCGTCCAGCTTCGGGTTGAAAAACGTGGACTCGGCCGTGCCTTCGGTAGAGCAGAACGTGAGCCGTGGACGCACGCCGGTGAGCTTCAACCTTGTGGTGGTGGTTGGGAGGAAGCCGTCTAGGATCGCTTTGGCCTTGTCTGCGGGCAACGCCCAGCACTCGTCCAAGGTCAGGGAGTCGCCCTGGAAGCCGTGGCCACCGCTGTCGGTGGTGCCGCCCGGCTGTATCGTGCTGCCGTTCTTCAACGTGAGGCACATGCTGCCGTTGCTCATGCGCTTGGAAGCGGCCAGCGGAGCCAACGGCGATTTGTCGAAGCCGGTGATGTATTCGCGGAACTGCTGCGAGGCGTCCTTGCCGGTCTGGGCCAGATACCAGACGCGCCGGTTCGGCCCCCACAAGGCGTTGCGGGTCTCGGTGGCGCGTTCGCGCGTGGTCTTTCCCGCCTGCCGTTGCACGGTGAGCACGAGGGTGTCGTAGTAGTAGGTGCCGGTGTCGGGGTCGATTTCACCGAACACGTCGGACACCATGCGCTGCCATGGCAGGAACGGGGTCCCCAACGCCTCGGCTATCCGGGCTTCCTTGCCTCCGTCGCTCGGTCGGGCGGGATTGCGCGGGGTCGCGTAGCGTGGTTTGAGGCTGGGGGTTGGTCTGGTGCTCATTTCGCCATCGCCGCCATGAGTTCCTCCAGCTTGCCGTCGCTGTGGGCTTCGGCGGGGTAGAGGCTTTCGAGCTGCTGGATGTAGCCGAGCAGCGAGGTCATGTTGCGGCTGATTTCACGGCCGCGATTGTTCTGCGCGTCGATGTTCCTGGCGATGCTCAGCATGCTGGAATAGAGGAAGTCGGCCATAGCGTTGTCGGCCTTGCCCTCCCTGAACCGGCTGATGAACTTCTCGGTCGCTTTTTCCTGCGGGCCCTTGATGATTCCGGCGTCCTCCATGCCGTCAAGTCCATGGAACTCACCCATGATTTTGCCTCCAAACCAAATTTGTTGTAGATTCCCTAATTGGCTAACGAATCAGTCCGAAAACGTGGGTGCCGTCCCTGTTTTCGGGCTTTTTTATTTGGTTTGTGGGGATAAGAAAATGGTGGGCGCGGGGTATCGGTGGTGGCTTCCGGCTTAAAAAACGTGGCCTACCATCGCGGCCTCGGCAGATTCAGCGGCGAAGACTGCGGCAATGGCGTTGATGGTTCGTCGTCTCGCAGTCCCAAGGCCGTGAGCCTTGCCCTTCTGGCCTTCTGCCTTGAGTCTATGCCAGCCTGGGTGATGCCGCTGCGATACCACTGGCGCAACGCCGCGAGCTCACGCCTTCCCGCCTTCATCTCCTCCAGCCTGTGAGTCACCGTGGCCTTGCCCGGATCACACACATGGATGTCGTAGTCCAAGGCCAGCCACTCGTCCAACAGGCGGGGACTGCGCTGGGTGCCGGGCAGCACCTTGACCAGCCACAGGCCAACGGGCTTGGCCAGCGTCACCGCGTTGCGGTAGGCTCCCTGCCACGCGCCGGCCGTGAGTTCCCTCACCGCGTCGGGCACTGGCTGGCCTGCGTCCATGCCGGGCATGAGCGCCTTGGCTATCTGGTCGTAGTCCACGATGATGTCGTCCGGCTTCATGTGCTCCATCACCCACGTGGTCTTGCCAGCGCACGGCGGGCCTATCACCGCGTGGATCACGCTGGGCCAACCCGACAGTATCCGCTCACGCCTCAATCCGTTGCAGTGCCTGCACGCGCGGCGCAGGTTCTTGACGATGGTGGGCCCGCCGAACACGTGGGGCACGATGTGGTCGGACGTGTCCCCGACCTTGGTGCATCCCGGCATGGCCAGCCAACAGTCGTTGCCGTACCTCGCCACCACCTCCGCGCTGATGGCTGGCGGCACCCTGAGTCGATGGTCAACGCGCGGCATGCTCACGCCTGAACCTTTCCAGCCCTGCCAGCGGATAGCGGACGGTGCGGGCGGAATAGCGGACGAACACAGGGCCCGCGCCCTCGGCCTGCCTCCACCTGCGCAACTGCTTGTCGCTCACGCCCAAATACTCCGCCGCTTCCTTGGTGGTCAACCACACCTGCATCACCACCATCAGCGGGCCCACGCCTTCAACGACTGGAGCAGGTCGGCGCGGTCGAAGACACGACGGCCACCCACACGCTTCGGCTTGAGCACGATGCCCTCGCTAATCAACTGCTGCATGGCATGGTCGCCGTCCGCGTCGGTCGTCGGGCTGATGCGATCCAGCTTCAAAATCCTGATGACGATGGAACGCTCCACGGTGTCCGTGCCGGTGGTGTCATACTCCAGCTTCGGAAGATTCCATTTCACCGCGTTCTTCATGTCCTTGGCACGGATGGCCTTGCTGGTCACATGCTCACGACGATACTTCTTCTTGACCTTCCTGCGCTTGCGTTCCTCGGTAGAAATGTAATCAACTGCATAGCCCATGATGTTGTCCCCAATCTGTGAGTAGGTGAGTGGATAAGTCTTGTGGATGAAACGTCTTGTGTATTTCGGATGGAAGGAGGTTAGAGCGGGGAACCCTATAGCGGAAAACAGGAAGCCAAAAGGCCTCATGAATTCCAAAGGGTTCCCGCATGTGAAGCATTTCGGCATGGTGCCAAGGCCGTCGCATGTGGTCAGCGGCGCAATGCCGCGACGAAGGTCTGGACGCGCAGCGCTGGCCGTGGCCAGCCGATGGTGCCGCTTTCGTCCCTGGGAACACGCCACACACCCATAGCTGTAAACCCGCACGCCTCCCCGCTAGGGACGCTTCAACCACCACGCCACACGTGGTGTGTTTGTAACGCGCTGAGCAAGGCGCGGCAGGATGCTTTAACAGCCACGTCGGCAACCTGCGGTCGAACCGACGCCGATGGTATTCAGTTATGGGACGCCGTCAGTCGGACAGGAAATCACCCAACCGGACGACGGAGATGGTAATCCCGAGCACGAGTAACACGAACGGGGACATCAGCACCAGCGCGACGATCTGAAGGAACTTACGCATGTATGGCCCTCATGATCAATGGCTTGTAATGGCGGTAGCTTTCCAGCATCCCGTACATGTAGCCGCGCATCTCCTCGTAGTCGAGGTAGGCGAGCGTTCGGAACTCCGTGCTGTTGTCGAGGTCCTCGAGCGCGAAGTCGCCCAGAACGCCGTCCACCAGCGACCGGTTCGTCGTGATCCGGAACCTTCGTCGCATCTCGCGGTTCATCATGTCGGCCATGTTCTCGAGGCTGTGGGTCTGCGCGACCCATTTCGCCTTCCGTTTCTCGTTCATTTCGTCACTCCTCCATTCCCCTTTCTCATTGTTGAATGGTCAAATCCCTTCCTCCGTCGTAGGCTTTCGATTGCAACATTCATCAGCCGTCTTGGATGACGAAGGAAGGAAGAACATATGCAAATTGGGCTAAGCGAAATAATCGCGATCATCTCGCTTATGGGATCGGCCATCGCATTCGCCAGGACGATTCGCCGCAGACCTGAAGCATCCTGGATGAACACATACATCGTCACCACCGTGCCGAACGCCACGCCTCCGATTGACGATGGGTGCGGGCGTAAACCGAGATTCGCCATGCTCACCAACGACGGTGACGGTGACGGATTCGATGTAAGAATCTTCGGCCACAATTGCATAATCCGCGCATACGAATGGGAAAAACTCAGCGGGAAACAGTGGAGAATCGGCGAACGCACATTGATACCACGCATATCAAACGACGGTGAAGACGTGAAACTGGCGATATGGCCGCCCGAAGGAATGGACGAGCTGCCAGAAGACGCGGAAATATGCGTGCATTGGACAAAATCGCCAACAAGGCTCCGGCATTGCGGGTATGCGACGATACCGGCCGCCGACATGCGAGACGACTGGTGGAATGACAAGGACTGGCAGGCACGACACCGGATTGCCGAACGAGTCCGGGGATGGAACGCACACCGACGATTCCACCGCAACCCGGAAGACGCGATAAAAGCACCGAAGCCAGACATTTAAAACTCCGAATAGACAAGCGCGGCAATCGAAACAACCAACGCGACAACAGACAAAATCAGAGACCCCATCACGCCACCTCCAATGGTTTCGTGTAATCGCTGCGGCCGGTCAGATAATCCAGGCTCACATCGAAATAATCGGCAATACGCGATAAATCGCGCAACGTAAATGGCCGCAAACCGTGCATCTTGTTGGAAAGCACTTGTTCGTGCATCCCTATGGACGATGCAAGGTCTCGCTGTTTGACATGATTTTGCCGCAGTAGTCTCCGTACTGCTGACGTAACACTGCCATCACTAACTAAACTCACATGTTAATTCATACAGCTTGATATGCACGTTTGGCAATTCTCGGCGTGTTGCAAAAGTAATCAACTGTGTTTATTATGGAACCATGACAACAACAATGGCAATGCCTGGCACCGCAAATATGGCTGCCGGCGATATAGCGATAACTAATATCAACATGATTATTTCTGTGCGGCGAATCCCGAAGAAAGATGTAGCGGCGGTGCTTGGGAAATTCCCTCAGTCTTTTTCGCGGATGCTTAAACCCGGCTATCCTTGGTCTTTTGCAGATATGGCAAAAGTGTCGGATTATCTCGGCGTGAGCCTTAATGATTTGACTGATCCGAATTTGACGCCTGCAAAGGCATTGGAATATGCAAAAACCGCCGCCCCGGATGATGGGAACGGCGGTCAATCAGTAGCGGGGCATGGATTTGAACCATGGACCTCTGGGTTATGAGCCCAGCGAGCTA